TTCATGATTTTTCTCCTGTTAAAGTTTATTTTTCTATGAGGGATTGATAATAATGGGGATTATCATACATACCCTCCCTTTGATCATAAGGCTCTTCATAGGAGTCATAAGACTCCCTGAGTTGATCACAAAGATCATTAAAGCACTCATGACAACTATCACAAATGTCTAGCTGATCTTCCCCATATCTATTTCTAAAAATAGGTAGCTGATCAAAAGACACATTGTGGTCGAAGTCGCATTCACAATACGACTCCCCATTATCTTCTTTATTCATCTCAGCAATAGCTGATCTGTTCTGATGAAATAATTTTATATCTGATCCACGAACACTCATTATTTCTCTCCCCAAGGAAAACCCCATTTGTCAGCACAGATCTGCCCATAACCAACTTTCATGGATCTAGGATCAGATAACTTCTTTCTGCACATAGAACAGTTGCCATGAAGATGACCATGACCAATAGCTTCTGACATAGGATCTTTAGCTATAGCTATTAACTTCTCATGTACTGATGCGTCACATCTATTGGTAGGCATAAACTTACCATTTAAAATCTTGCCTACATAAACGTCCTCATGCCTGACATAAATGGCATCCTTATTGTGAGATGCTGAGTTCTCAGTAGGTAAAGATAATGTGATATCGGATACTGTAAATTTAGGATATTTTAATCCGTTCTCTAATGGAGTTTTAAATAACTCCCTGATCTTGTCCACAGATATTGGATCTTGGTTCTTGGATCTAGCTTGATTAGCAATTGACTCTCTCAATATCTTTTTAAGAACATTGATCTGAGGATCAGTTAAAGATCCCTTTTTGCCATAAACAAATGCCATCTTAGTAACAAAAGAATTACCATCAAGATTGTTGAACTTTAGATCCTCGAATAAAGTATCAAGACTTACTTCAGTATCAGACTTAGTAGGAGTAGGATCAGAAGTGATCTTAGTCCATTCAGCATCAACATGAGAATATCTGTATTTAGGTTTCTCAACTACTTTAGTTAAGACAACATTTTTGGTTGGGACTTCAGTAGTCCCAACCAATTGATTGTAGTGATAAAATTTTCTAATCATTATTTTACTCTCCATTTTCCCATTAATTTTTTCTCTATTAATTTTGTGATCTTCAATTCTAATCTCTCAGCACAATAGTATGTTCCTCTTTCATAACTAGGAACTTTGTCTTCCATATCAAAAATATTTATTTGTAATTCATGTAAAGCTCTTCTAATTACTTCAGCTTGAGTTTCAGTTAATTCTATTTTAATCATTTTAAATTTTTTCCCTTTTCTGTTATTATTTAACTATAAAATATCATCTAATAAAAGATAATATAGGATTTAAAATATAGGATAAAAGATATGTGTCAACAAATATTTATTTAATACAGTTTAAATTTCAAAAAAAAGTTTTTAAAAAATATTTTTCAAAATAGGTGTAGCAAGTGTAGCAAGTGTAGCAAGTCATTGTTTTATATAGATAAATTCATGGCACACTTTTGCTACGTTACCACACTTATCAGATCGTAGAGAACTTCAAAAAATATTTTGAAAAAAGTAAAAAATGAGGATAAAACACTATTATGGGAAACAAAAATCAACTCACAAATAGACAAAAAGAATTTGCTAAATTTATTGTTGAGGGAATTTATTCTAATTCTAAATGTGCAAGGATGGCTGGGTATGCTGAAGATAGTTCACACATTCAAGCATCAAAATTATTGAATGGAAAAGATTTCCCTTTAGTCACAGAATATATAAAAGAACTTCGAGAAGAGAGAGAAAAGAAATATGGTGTGACATTGATTGGTCAGCTAAAAAGATTTTCTGAGTTATCTCATAAAGCAGAACAAGAGGGTCAATTTTCAGCATCTGTAAATGCAGAAAAAATAAGATCAGCATTAGGTGGATTATCTGTTGATAAAAGAGAAGTTCAAAACACTCATAAAATAGATCAATTATCAAGAGATGAAATAGTTGCTAGATTATCTGAATTAAGAAAAGCACATAGTTATGCTTTTGAGGGCGAATATAAAAGGATAGATGATGCCAAAGACAGAGAAGTTATTATCAGCAATATTGAAAAAAAATCTACCAAAGAAGACGTTCTATCAAAGAATAGAAAATAGAGTTGGAGAGGGAATACCTGACACATTTATTTGCATGAATGGAAATGTATTCTTCATCGAATTAAAAATAATAAAAAATAATAGAATTATTATACAAAAGTCACAGATAGCTTGGCATATCAAATATAATCAATGTAATGGTGTTAGTTTTTTTCTTGCATCAAGACCCAAGGAGAGAGATCTATTTTTATTTGAGGGTGGAAAATCATTAGAAATTCAAGGATCTAGGATCGAGGACATAGAATATTTAGTCCAAGGATCAATAAAAGATGTCGTTGCATATTTACAACGATGTTGCAAAAATGTCACACCGATAGAGTAGGGTAGGGTAGGGCAGGGGGGTCGCCTTGCGACCTATAGCTGCAGGTCTTGCGACCTGCGGCCCAGGTCCTGCGACCTAGCGAGGACTACTGTCATACCTTCGGTCATCAAAAATTTTCGCTCCCCTCCCCTTACGGAGAGAGAAGCTAGGGAAAACTAATTATCTAATTTAAATTCCTTATCGATATCGTTTTCAATTGTTTCAAGTTCATAAATTTTATCATCCAATAAATCAAAAGAATAATAATTTAAATCATCAATATATTCATCTTTAAAACTTTCAAATAATTGTCTTGATTGATTTAATAAATCCTGAGCTTTTGATAATTCTTTAATTTGATTTTTATTTAATTTCATTTTTTTTCCTCTCATTTTTAAAATTGCTGGGGTTTAAAAACCCCAGCACGTTATAATTAATTATTAACAACAAAATTATTAAAAGAATTTCTTGCAAGAGACCCTTTTGCTTTTAATGCTATTATATGATTATCTTTTGTTGAATTATCGATGTCACTTAAATCACCGTCAAAAACTGGTCTATTTAAAAATGTTTTTGGAAACTCATTTTTAAAAACTACAGCAATTGGATTATCAAATTGTAAAGCCTGATTAACTTGCTTTTGATATTCTTGTTTTCCTGAGTATGAAAACATTAATTTATAATTTTTAATATTATTACAATCTTTTAATCTATTTGCTCTTTTAGTATAATCGTAAAAATAAATCTCTTCAAATAGATCAAATATAAAAGTATTTTCGTAAGGAATATCACTTAATACATTTAATCTTGCAGACGGATTAACTTTATTTTTTTTACAATTGGTAACATGTAATTGTAATTCACTAACTAATAATTTTATGAATATTTCATAATCATTATTATATAAATTACTTTTATTATTTCTTGCATTAACAACATTGTTAAATTTTCCACGTCCTGCACTTTTTAAACATAGATCAAAGCATCCTGCTTTTTTAGACATAGGACAAAAACTTAAACTTGGCATTAATGACAATCCTGCAACATTATAAACACCTTTACTAGATTTTTTTAATTTGGTATTTGCACCAAATCGATCTAATAAACTATTTACGTTATATTCTTCTTTAACGTATTTTTTAAGCTCTTGAATTTCTCTTTTACCGTTAGAGATAAAACAGTTTTTTAAATTTGGATTTTTCTTAAATGTTTTAATAGTCATAATTTTTTCCCTTTATATTATGTTATCTTTTATTATCTTATAATGTCTTATAAATAAGGCATAAATAAGGCAATATAAAAAAATATTTTATAATATAATATTTATTTTTTATCTTTATTTTTTCCAGCAATTTTAATTCCAGCAATTTTAATTCCAGCAGATTTTAATAATGATAATCATTCGCAAGTTTGGGGTTACTGATTGATTTTAGAAAATAAGTTTTATGTTAGAGGGAGGGGGGGGAGAGGTATATGACCGTAGGCTGTGTACAGCCTACGTCTGTAATAGTTAGGTTGATAAATTTATTCAAATATATTATCGTTTGGACATGTCAACGAACTTACAAGCACTGCCTGATGAGGTGCTAAAAGAAACACTGTTACTGGAAGAACAACTCAAGAAGCTAGATACTCGTGATTTGGCTCGTGATAAATTTATGTCGTATGCAAAACATGTGTACGATGGTTTTATTGAAGGACGGCATCACAAGATCATAGCCGAGAAGCTAGAAGCGATAGCCGAGGGCAAACTAAAGAGATTAATTGTCAATATGCCTCCTCGACATTCGAAGTCAGAGTTTGCATCCTATCTCATGCCATCTTGGTTCTTGGGGCGTAATCCAAAATTAAAGATAATACAGGCTACCATGAATACAGAACTTGCTGTAAGATTTGGTAGAAAGGTTCGTGATCTCATTGCCGATCCCATATACGCAGAGATATTCCCCGACACGGACTTGAAACAGGATAGCCAAGCAGCAGGTAGATGGGAAACCAGTGCTGGAGGGGAATATTTCGCAGCAGGGGTGGGTGCTGCGATGACAGGTCGTGGTGCGGATTTATTAATTATTGACGATCCGCACTCGGAACAAGATGCTCTATCGAGCAGTGCGTATGACACGGCTTACGAGTGGTATACTTCTGGTCCACGGCAGAGATTACAACCAGGGGGAACCATTATCATTGTGCAAACCAGATGGTCAAAGAAAGATTTGACAGGAAGGTTACTGGGGGCACAGGCAAGAGACCTGATGGCAGATCAATGGGAGGTGGTAGAATTTCCAGCCATACTTCCTTCGGGGGAACCATTATGGCATGAATTCTGGAAAAAAGAAGAATTACTAAAAGTCAAAGCGTCACTATCCGTTGGTAAATGGAATGCACAGTGGCAACAAAATCCTACATCTGAAGAAGTGGCTATGGTCAAACGTGACTGGTGGCAGTTGTGGGAGAGAGAAGATACACCAAGACTGGATTACATAATTCAAAGTTATGATACAGCGTATAGCAAAAAAGAGACAGCGGACTATAGTGCCATCACAACGTGGGGTGTATTTGAGCCAAAAGAAAACGGAGAACAACATTTAATTTTGTTAGATGCCAAAAAGGGGCGTTGGAGCTTTCCAGAACTAAAAGAGATTGCTGTTGATCAAAACGAATACTGGGAGCCAGACATGATGTTAATCGAGGCAAAAGCGTCTGGTGCATCTTTGGCGGATGAGCTACGAATGCTGAATTTACCTGTTACTACGTTCAGTCCCGGTAGGCGTAAAGGTGGGGGTGGTATGGACAAGACCACAAGGATGCACATGGTGTCTCCTATTTTCGAATCTGGAAAAGTGTGGTATCCTGATGAAAAGTTTGCTGACGAAGTTATAGAAGAGGTTGCATCTTTTCCGAATGGCGATCATGATGACTATTGTGATAGCATGACAATGGCACTACTTAGATTTAGACAAGGTGGTTTTATTAGTTTACAAGGAGAGGATGAACCAGAAGACTGGTTTCCAAGAGGGGCAAGGGAATATTATTAATGACTAGACTTTTTAAAATCAGAAGAAAATTAAACAAAAAGCCTATAAGAAAAGGAAAGTTAGTTAAAAACAGATTTTCTGATATACTGGCTCCAGGTAAAAAAAGAGTAACGAGGATTACATAATGGCTACAGAACCTAGAAAAATATCAACAATGGTAGAAAGAGCAATGGGAGCAGG